CGCGGCGGCGTCCTCGCGGATGCCCGGGATGCGGTTGTCGTCGAGGGAGGGCACGACGGGGCGCGGAACGGTGAGCATTACGCCACCGCCTCGGGGTCGGCGCCGAGCGATTCGATGTCGTCCAGGACGCGCGGGTCGTAGTCGGTGGGCACGAGGTTCACCGCGTCGGCCACGTCGGCCTCGGCCTGCGCATCGGTGTCGATCTCGAACTGGTCGCCGTTGACCAGCGCGGGTCCGCACCGGGGGCACCATGCGCCGTTCGGGCACGTCTCGCCCGGGTGCTCGCGGTGCCACGCGGCGTCAGCGGCGGCAAGGTCAGGGTCGGGGACGGCCTCCACCGGCTCGTCGTCCTTGAGGATCGCGACGCAGAACAGCGCGACCGGCCCGAACTTCACCTCGGCCTTGTAGTGCGTCTGGCCGCCGCCCCACCACTGGGGCTGCGCGCCGACCAGGGCGGCGAACTCGTCGACCGTGGCCATGCGGTCGGCCATGGTGTCGCCGAACGTGGACAGCTGGAGTTCCTCGTAGCGGGGCGTCGGGACGTCGGGGTGCTCCGTGAGGTACGCGGCGAGCGCGAGCAGGCCGTCGATGTAGGCCTCGCGCTCGGCGGGCGTGGCGAAGTAGCCGCTCATCGGGCGCCTCCGGCGAGTGCGTCGGCGACGATCCGGGCGCGCACCTGCGTGACCAGGTCCGCCATGCTCGCCGTGCCGCCCTCGGCGTACCCGGCGGCCAGCGCGGCACCGTCACGGCGGGCGGCGGCGAAGTGCGCGCCGAGGTCGTGCGCGTGCTCGATCCGCGCGGCCTCGGCGTCGAACGCGCTCGCCATCTCGGCGGCGCGATGGTGCACGGTGCGCACGAACTCGCGCAGCGGCCCGGCGAAGTCCGGGTCGGCGAAGAACGAGTCGACGACGCGGACCCCGGACGCGGTGCGCCGGGTGGTGTCCGGCTTCGGCGCGACCGGACCGCGCAGCGCGACCATGCCGCGCCGCTGCTCGGGCGTGGGGAGCGCCGACGGGGACACCCGGGGCATCGGCGCCGTCGGCGCGAGCGGGCCAGCCGGGCGCAGGGTCCGGAAGTACGCCTCGTCCAGCGGCGCGGAGACGGGCGCGCCGGACTGGTCCACGACCGCGTGACGGGGACGGCGGGCGCGCTTCGGGCGGGAGGGGTGCGGGAGATGGAAGGTCATGCCGACACCCCCGCGTACAGCGCGCGCGGCGCGACCGGGGCGGGACGCGGGTAGTCCGCGAGCAGCGCCGAGGCGATGTCCTGAGCCGACGCGGGCTTGGGGCATCGGCCGAGCGAAGGGGCCAGCAGGGAAGCCGTCGCCACGACGCCGCAGCCGCGGCAGGCCCAGCCGACCGGGGCGTCGTCAGGCATGGCGAGCTTGTCGCCGACGTGGAACCAGTGGCCCATCTCGGTCACGGTGATCGAGCGGTACGCGTCCCCCTCGACCGAGAAGGAGCGCAGGCCTGGCGTCGCACAGGCGAGAGGCCGGATCAGCGGTGTCGTGTCGGCGAGCGCCTCGATCACGGCCGTGGCCCGCTCACCGGGCGGTGTCAGGCGCACCGCGGGTTCGCTACCATGTGTGTTCACGATCTGTCCTTCCACGTGGATGGATCGGTTTCTTCGTCGGCCGTCCCGGACAGGGGGCGGCCGGACGCTTCTCAGGGCTTGGGCTTCGCGGCCTTCTTCGCGCGGCGCGCGGCGACGGCCTTGCGGGACATGTCCAGGGCGTCGGCCCGCCGGGCCTTCTCCACCAGCTGCGCGCGCACCTCGGGCGCGAGCTTGCGCTCGGGATCGACCTGGTTCTCGAACCGGGTGACCTGTCGTGCGTGGTGGGCCGCCGCCATGCGGGCGGCACGGTCCGGGGTCTTGGCCCACGACGCTTCGGCCGCAGCGCGGCGCTGGAGCCGCTTCTCCGTCTCGCTGGCGGTCATGAAGCGGTCTGCGCGGGCTCGTTGGCGAACAGCTCTTCCACCGGCACCTTCAAGACCCGCGCAAGGGTCTTGAGCAGCGGGACATACGGCTGATTCAGGCCGCTCTCGAGTCGGGAGATCTGGGATTGCGTGACCGGACACCCCGCATCCGTGCAATCCCGTGCGAGGTCGGCCTGTGACAGTTCAGCCTCTTCCCGCAGGTCGCGGAGCTTGCCGCCGCTTATCGGGGTTCGTGTGACGATCGGCATGCGAGAAGCGTACATCGCATGAGGTCGCATGGCAACGCGTATGCGAGATCCGGCCACGCATGATCTTCAACGGAGTTTCCGTCTCGCGCGTCTCTATGTAGGCTTGTGAGCGCGCATGGAGACGTATTGGAGAGTGCTGATGGAGCCCGACCGCGAGCGCCTGGCGGCCACGATGCAAGCTCGCCGCGTTAATCTGGACCTGCAATGGAAGGACGTCGCCAAGCGCATGGGAATGTCCGAAGCGAACCTCCATCGCATCCGGACAGGACAGATCAGCCTCACCCCCGACGCCACGGCAGCCATCGAGCGCGCGCTCGAATGGGAAGGAGGATCAGTCCAGAAGATCCTCAGCGGCGCCGAGCCGACGCACATGTCGGCATCGAGCCCGCGCGCCACGTCCACGCCAGAGCCGCCGACCGCGCATAGCCCGCAAATCAGCACGCTGCCGCTGGCTGCGCAGGACGTGCTTGATCAAGGGGAACTGCTCGACACCGAGGTGATCGACCTATCGCGCCCTGGCGCCGAGTTCCACCTGCTCGTCGTCGCCAAAGTCGGCATCAAAGACGACCAGGAGAAGCGTGAGAAGATGCGCGAGGTCATCGAGCACTGGGTGATGCTGCGCAAGGGCATCCGCGACATGGCCGACTACCGCCCTGGCGCCGATCCGGAAACTGACACATCGTCAGATGCCAGTGGCGGCAACGGATAGTCACCCAATGCATGCGTTGCGCTTGACACCATGCGCCCACCGGAGTTCTCTGGAAACTCCGCCGGTTCGCGGCGGCGCTCTCGGCAGCACTTCAAGGGGGATTCGCCGTGCAGCAGCAGTTCCAAGGCCCGCAGGTCACAGCGCACTACGTTCCATTCGCCCAACTGCCGGCGGACCAGTCGGCCATCGTGGGCGCGCGCGACGGCTGCGGATGGGAGATCTTCCTCCCCATCATCGACGCGAGCGTGCCGCCCGAGCGCGTCGAGCAGATCGAGCAGCAGGTCGGGCGGATGCTCACGGAGACCTTCGGTATGGGCCTAGAGGCCTGCGCCGAGGTCGTGGCGGAGCGCATGCTCGCGGGCGCCGGTCCCACGGCGCGCGCAACTGCTCGCGCCCAGTCCTGATCCCTTCACCCCTCCTGCACCCGGCCGAGGTTCCCGGCCGGGTGTTTCTTTTCGCCCAGCGGCAAGTCAGCACACTGCGACACCGGCACTTCTCCTCAACATAATGAACCGCACATAGGACAAGCATCACCTTCGCGAACAGCGGTTCGAACAAAGGTGAGTACCCTATGAGTGCGGCTTATCTGAGGACAGCCCTCAGCGCCCGCACTTGGAACTTTGCAGGTGAAACGGCTGCACGCGGCCCGATCCCGGGTGTATCGTCTCGCACATAGGTCGGACTAGACATAAGACCGATGGCGATCCGTGGGGGAGCACGCGATGACCGACTCAACGCCCGATGTTACGGCCCTGCTCGACTCCTGGGAACTGGACCTCAAGACCCAGAAGAAGAGCCCACACACCATCGGCTCGTACCTCGACGGCGTCACCGCATACCTGCGCTGGTGCGACCGCAACGAGCGCCCCCGGGCCATGGACAAGACCGCCCTCAAACTCTTCATGGTCGACCTCCAGGAGCGCAAGGCCGCCGACTCCACCGTCTACAGCCGCTTCACCTCCTGCCGGATCTTCGCGAAGTGGCTTGTCACCGAGAACGAACTCGACGCCGACCCCTTCGACGGGATGACGCCCCCCGCAATCGACGAGCAACTCGTCGATCCGCTGTCCGACGAAGAGATCAAAGCCATGATCAAGGCCTGCGACGGCGGTCAGTTCACCGACCGCCGCGACGAGGCCATCATCAGGTTCATGGTCGAGTCCGCGGCCCGCGCCCGCGAGGTCGCTCGGATGCTGCTCAAAGAGACCAAGGTCATTGAGGGCACCGCAGTTATCCGAGGCAAGGGCGGCAAGGAGCGGCTCGTACCGTTCTCGCCGTTCACCGCCCGCGCCATCGACCGGTACCTGCGCCTGCGCCGGCTGCATCCGCTCGCCGCCACGGACCGGCTCTGGCTCGGCGGCAAGGGCAAGACGTTCGACTACCCAGGCCTCTACTACACCCTCGGCCAGCGCGCCGAGACGGCCGGTGTCATCGACTTCCACCCGCACCGCCTGCGCCACACGGGCGCCGACCGCTGGCTGGCCGCAGGAGGCACCGAGGGCGGCCTGATGACGGTCGCCGGGTGGGACAGTGAGGCGATGCTGCGGCGCTACACCAAGCGGCGCTCAGCGATCCGCGCGCTCGAAGAAGCGCAGCGGCTCAACCTTGGCGAGTTCTAGCCCCGGCGCCGACCGAACAGATACCCGGCCGCCCCGATCCCGGCCACGGCCACTACGACCGCCGACACCCACCACGGCGTCATCGCCACCCCCATGCGCGGGTGCGCGCCTTTGCGCCCCCGGTAGTCAAGAGGCGCCCGAAGCGCCGGAACCGTTACCGGTCAACGCCGCCCAACCCGCCCGGCCAGCCTCGGCAGCCACACGATCCACAGCAGATACCACCACCGCGGCCAGTCGTACACCGGCTCCGGCATCAGCCTGATACGCAGCCAGCAGCAGCCGAACACCACTACGGCGACCGCGCCGCACGAGATCAGGGCCATGAGCACCCTCACCGCCGCACCCCCGCGTCCGAAAGCAGCTCGTCCGCGACCCGGGCGAGCCGAATCAGTACCGCAGTCGGCAGCGGCTCGCGCCCGTGCGAGCGCCGATCCTGCCACAGCGCCAGCACCTCGGCGCCGACGTCGATCCCCAGCGGCTCGAGTGCCGCCCCGAGCGCCTGATGCGCTTCCTCCAGCGTCACGCCGTCGCCTCCCAGTCCAGTTCCGCCCAGAACACGGCCCGGGTCCCGGCCGGGCGGCGGTGCCCCCACCGGTCCGCGACGGCGTCCACGATCAACAGCCCGCGCCGGTGCTCGTCGTCGGCGCGCTGGTACATCTGGTCCTCGGCCGGGCCGGCATCGGATACCTCCAAGCGCAACCAGCCGGGTTTCGCCTCCACCAGTACGGTGAACGAGCCGTCCATCCCCGCGGACCGGGAATGAAGCACGGCGTTGCTCGCGAACTCGCTCACGATTAGTTCCGCGTCGTCGATCCGGGCACAGCCGGTCTCCTCCAGGAGCGCGCGCACGCCCCGGCGCGCCGCTTGAACCATGGCGGGCAGGCCGGGCAGAGTGATTTCGGGCATGGCGGTCCCCAGGAAGACAGCCGTCCAGGCAGACGGCTAAGCTGTGTACACAGCTTGCGCCTGTGTACACAGCCGCGTCAAGCTACCTCTACCACAATCGCCGCAACGAGTCCGGGGTGAACCGCCCGTGCCGTCCAAGTACCAGCAGATCGAGGCGATCCTGCGCGAGCGCATCCTCGACGGCACCTACCCGCCCGGCTCCGAATTCCCCGCACGCCGGATCCTCGAAGCCGAGTTCGGCGTCTCCAGCCGCGTCATCGTCGACGCCGTACGCCCCCTCGCCGACGAAGGCCTCATCGAAACCAAACCCGGCACCTCCTCCACCGTCTGCGGCGAACCCGACGTGATCCGGATGGCGCGCGCCTGGTACGACGGCCACGTGGGCACCTCGCCGTGGCGGGCATCGATGGCGGCCATCGGCCGCGACGGCTCCTGGACCTCCGCCTCGGAGCCCACCACCGCACCGGCCCCGATCGCCAAACGCCTTGGCATCGAACCCGGCGCCCGGGCCATGCGCACCGACTACACCTTCACCCTCGACGGCCGGCCCGCATTCCTGAGTCGCAGCTTCGAACCGATGGACCTGACCTCCGGCACCGAAATGCTCCTGCCCGAGAGCGGCCCGCACGCCGGCAAGGGCGTGTACGAGCGCATGCGGCTGCTCGGACGCACACCCACCTTCTGGGAAGAAGAAGTCCTCACCCACGACCTGACCGCGACCGAGGCGGACGCGCTACGGCTGCGCGTCGGCAGCCGGGCGTTGTTGATCTGGCGCACGTACTTCGACGGGAACGAACCGGATCTGCGACCGCTCGAAACGGCGGACATCGTGCTGCCGCGGGCCATCCGGCCGCGCTACCGGTTCCCGATCCGGGAAGACTGACCGCTCGCACGCGCGTTCGATTTGCCCCGATCCGCGTGCGCAGGACACGGCGGCGCGCTACCGTGACCGGTTGTCACCACAGGGGAGGGGACATGCCGTACGCATCCACGCGCACCAAGGGCGGCACTCGGGTCGGTGGGGGCCCGATCTTCTGGCTGTTCGCCGGAATGTTCATCATCGCAGGCTACGTCGCCAAATACCTGTTCATCTTCTTGTTCAAGCTCGCCGAGCTCATCGTCGACCAGACCGCGCAGGCGCTCGAGCGCCGACGGCAAGCCAAGCTCCTGAAGGCCAACGCCAACGCCCCGATCATCAAGGCGCCGGACCTGCGCGACGCAGAGCCCGAGGACGCGCGACCGGCCCGGTAGTGAAACACGAAAAGCGGCCCCACACCCCCGGGAAGGGGTGTGGGGCCGCTCAGGTGTGTCCTATCCGTGGTGGGCGATCGCCTGCGCGATCAGACCCGAGGCGCCCGCCGAGACGGTGATCGCGACACCCATCCCGATCCAGAACCGCCGCTCGAGCGACCGGATGCGCGACTCGTGGTCTCCCACCTTGTCCAGCGCCGAGTCGAGCTTGTTCGACATGGTCTGAACCGCTTGGTGCGTAGCCACCTGCTCCCGGTACATCTCCGTCGGGGTGATGATGACCGAGCCGTCGGGGATCGGGATCGACATGCCGGCCTCCTATCAGTACGCCAGCACACCCACGGGGAACCCGCCAGCGTCCTCGCGCCGCACGGTCACGGCCGAGGTCGTCGCCGCGTCCAGCGGGATGTCGACGAACCCGCCGCCCACCCGCACCCCGTCGTGCACCACCGGCTTCGTGCCGGTCCACACGACCACCCGCAGCTGCGCGACCTCGCCGTAACCGTCGGCCGCCAGCCGGAACGCGGACTTGCCCACCGTCGGATACGCGTACTCGCCCGGGTGGGCGCTGAGCGGCTCGATCTGCTGCATGTCGTCGTCCTCCTGGACGGTCGGCGCCGGGGCCGGCGCGGGCGGGTCCTGGGTGTCCCACAGGACGAGCGAATCGGCGACCAGGGAAAGGTCGTAGCCGATGCCGAGCTGGGTGTCGCTGGCGTACTGCGTCGCCGCGGCGTCGGCGTCCATGTGCGGCTCGCCGCTCCAGGACGCGGTCCAGTAGCCGGCCGACGGGCGCGGGTTCTGGACGACCGTCGACAGCGACCCGTAGAGCAGCAGCGTCCACCCGGCGGCGCGCACCACCGTGTCGAAGGCGGTGACGTACGCGCCGTCGACCGCGGTCTCGAAGTCGAGGCCGAGCGCCGATCCAGCGGGAACGTTGTGGGCGCGCAGCCACGCGACCGCGTCGGCCGCGTCCGAGGAGGGGTTGCGCTTCGCCGGGTCGTCGCACACGTAGATCGGAAGTCGCCAGCGCGCCGACTGACCCACGATCTCCTCGTCCGTCCAGACGTGCGGGGTGTCGCCGCCGATGTAGAACCCGCACACCTCGAGGTGGGGGTCCGGCGAAGGCGTCGAGGCGTCGTACATGCGCCGGTTTGTCATGCCGCTCCTTCGGGTCTGGCGGCGAGCAGCTCGAGCCGCAGCTTGTTGAGTGCGCCGGGGGTTACGAAGCCGGGCCACCGGCCGTCGTCGAAGATCTGCCAGCCGCCGCGGCGCGCGGCCTCGTCGACCAGCTGCGAGCAGATCAGATGGTGCGTATCGGCTATATACCGACGCAGCCCCGGCGCCGGAATGTGGAGTCGGTGCGCAGCGATCGCGAAGTAGTCCAGGAAGCTGTACGGAGTGCCGAGCAACCCGCGCGCGGCGTCCGCCACGGCCGGCCCAAACTGCGGCGGGCACGGCAGCCACACCACGTGCGCCGGGTCGTACTCGCTGAGATAGCCGAGCACCGCACCACCCGGCTCAGCCTCCACGATCCGGTCATCCCCGACGAACATGAACGCGTGTTCGAGATCGGTGAACCCGTCGCCGTTGAAGAACTGCCCGCACCTGATGCCCAGCCCCACCCATCCCTTGATCCTGGTAAGGCCGATCCATCCCGGCTGTGGTGTCACGAGGTCGACGGTGGACATGCCGCATCGCCCCCTTCCTGCTCGGTGGGTGCGGCGACCGCCGCGGTGATGCTCGCGACCATCCGGTCGTGGTGGTGGGCGAGCTTCTTCTCGAGCAGCTCGTCGACGCGCCCGAGCGCATGCCGGGCGCCGCGCCGGTGCGCCCACAGCATCGCCCCCGGGACGATGACCGCCTCGGCCGCGACGTTCGCCCACACGAGGCCCTGCGGCCAGCCGAAGTACAACCAGAGCACCCACACCGCGACCGCCCCCGATCAGAGCAGGGCCGTGTTCACGGCCGCGGCGAGCAGCTCGGCGCCGGCCGCGTTCGGGTGGATGTGGTCGCCGGAATCGTACGCGGTAGCGAGCGAGGCCCCGTTGCCGACCGCGGCGTCGAAGTCCGCGAAGCCGTCGGCTGAGGTGCCCGCCCGCACCCAGGCGTTGTAGGCCTGCCGCGCATTCTCGAACGAGCTGGTGCACAGCGACTGCCCGGAGCAGGGCGTGATCGTGGTCAGCAGGACCCGCACCCCGGCGGCGTGGGCCTGGCCGATGAGCGTGGTCTGCGCCGACTCGAGCGCCGCGGCCGACACCCCGGCGCGCAGATCGTTGATCCCGGCGGCGTCGACCACCGTGCGCACTCCGGCGACCGAGAGCACGTCCCGCAGCCACCTTGAGGTGAGCGACGGCGCGCCAGAGGTGTCCGCGGTGACCTGGTCGCCGACGATGCCGGCATTCACGACCCCGTAGCCGAGCGATGCGACCCGGGCGCCGAGGTAGTCCGGCCAGCGGGTGTCGGCGTCGGCCACACCGTTCGTGCCGTCCGTGATCGAGTCCCCGGCCGCGACGATCGTCGACGCCGACACGGTGCCCACGTCGATGCTGGAGACGTAGCTGGTGAACGGGAACTCGTTCGTGAACGGGACCGGCGACGCCGAGCCGGTGACGTCGGAGCCGTTGTAGTTGTACTGCACGTTCTGCGAGAGCTGGTGCGCCGGCGCCGAGACGATGTTCGCGCCGGACGGCATGTAGACGCTGACGATGAGCCGGGTGTTCGCCGACACCGCCAGGTTCGCCGGGTCGGACACGGTCGAGGCGCCCGGAGCGAGTGTCACCGAGGATGCCCCGTCGAACTCCAGTTCGACCGGCGCGCCCCAGGTATCCGGCCCGGACTGCTGCACGCCGATGCTCACGTGCGTGAACACCGCGGTCGACGTGGCGAACGTGTTGGCCAGGTGCACCCGCACCTCGGTGCCGGCCAGCGACGAGCGGGCCACCATGCGCAGGGTCTCGTTCTGCCACGGCCCCACCGAGAGCGCGAGCCCCTGCGAGGTACCCCAGGTCGCCGACCACGGCGTGGCAGGCGCCGAAGCCCGAGCCGGGGCGGCTACCAGGAGTGCGGCGCCCAGAAGCGCCACGGCGAAACGACGGATTCTCACAAGGCGCTCCTAGGCGTGCAGCCAGGTCACAGACATGCCGGACTGAGGTCCGGCGACGATGGTGGACAGAGCGCCGCCGGACGTCTGGTAGCCCCCGAGCTCGGCATAGTTGCCGACGTTGAGGAAGAGGATCCCCTCGGCGCAGACGGCGCTGGGAGTGGACGCGGCGGCGACCGTTTGCGCCCAGGCGTCGAAGTACACGACATCAGTGCCCGTATTTCTCAACCTTGCGACGCGCACCCCGGTCGTGTTCGCGGCGAACGCCGCCGGGCCGCTGAGGTTGTACCAACCGGCGACCTGCGCGACGTACCGCGTGTTGTTCGTGGTGTTGCTGTGGCCGCCGTAACTGTCGACCACCGAACCGTCGAACGCGAGCGGGGTGACCGTCGAGTTCGCAATGCTCTGGGTCGTGTTCTGGATCAGCTGTGCGATCGGCACGTTGAGCAGGAAGTTCAGCGCGTCGCGCACGCTGTTGAGGTACGCCGTGGCTTCGAACTCGCTCACGCCGAAGGTGCGCGGCACGGGCACGGGAGCGTTCGCCACCGGCGCCTCCTCTGGTTGGCCGGAGGCGCCCGGCGGTGAACGGATCAGTAGGTCAGGCGGCAGGTGCCGGTCGGCGGCGAGTTCACCCCGGCCGGGAGCACGTCGCACACCAGGTCGCTATGGCTGTGCACCAGGTTCGCGTTGAACGTGAGCACACAGGAGCTGTAGCCCGGCACCGTGTTGCCGACCGACAGGATCGTGGCCGTCTCGCTGTTCGCCGTCCCCGGCGAGAGCTGAACCTGGTCGCCCGTGTTCCAGTTCGAGCTCAAGGAGTTCGTCGCCGCGTCCGGCAGCGGCCCGACCGTGACGGTGTTCGTCCCGGAGCCGCCACCGGAGAGGATCGAGGCCGACGCCGCGCCGAGCTGGCTGTTGCTGTCCCAGGTCGTCGGATCGGTGAAGCCGGTCGGCAGCGCCTCGCACACCTGGCTGTTCACCGGGTGCGTGAACTGGAAGTTGCTCGTGAACGTCAACACAGCCGTCGAGTAGCCCAGCGACGTCGACGGGATCCCCGTCGGCGACAGGGTCATGGTCTCCTGCCTGCTGCTGCCCGGTTCGAACACCAGCTGGTAGCCGACCGGCAAGCTCTGGCCGAGCTTGTTGTACGCCGCGTCCGGCAGAGCGTTGATCGTCGCCTGGGCCTGGCCAGAGGCTGCCTGCGCCGACAGCGTCGTGTGCAACGCCGCCAAGGTCCAGTAGTTGTTCAGGTCCGCCGGCGAAGCCTCAACCCGCAGCGTCGCGTCACCGGTCGCCGGATCCGCAGCCCACTCCATCCGGGCCACGAACCCGTCGAACTGAATCGGCGCCGACGTGGCCCGGTAGGGCGGCCGCCTCATCACCCGGATCCGCGTCCCGATCTCCAACTGGGCGCACACCTTGAACAGCCCCGGGATCTTCGCCGGGGTCAGGGTCATGCTGGCCAGCCGCATCCGGTTCGTCTTGCGCTGCCCAAGCAGGTACTGCGCCGCGGCCTGCGCCTCCGCGAACGACGTGGTGTTCACCGTCCGCGTCGGCAGCGTGCGCGGGTAGTTCGCCTGCTCCGACGTGGTGTCGCTCGCGGTGGCGATCTGCCCGGTCGTGTACTGCGCCACCGGGATGATGTTGTACGTCTGGATCGGGTCGGTCGGCAGCTGCGTGTCCACACACGGCCACTCGCCCAGCGCCTGCCGCTCACCGAACACGAACGCGGGCTGGCTGTTGTACAGCGCAGAGCGGGCCTTCAACGTGACGACCCCGGCCGTGGTGGCGTAGAGGCTGCCGCCCTCTGTGTCGGCAATCGCGAGCGCCGCGTTCAGGGCCTTCTTCCCGACCAGGTCGGTGGCCGGCCCCATCGACTGCGTGGAGCCCGCGTCGATCGCCGTCTGGCCGGTCCATTTCATCCAGCGCATCAGCCGCGTCAGGCGCGCCCCGCTCGACTCGCCCGTACTCGCCGTGCGCCAGCTGCCGTACAGATTCGCGATCTGCGCCGCGCTGAGCACAAACGGGAACTCGACGGCGAGCGCCACATCCCCGACGACACCGGACCTGTAGTAGTTCGCGCCGATCTGCGCCGAGCAGCCGAGCAGGTCTGAGGTACAGCCGGTGATCGGCAAGGTGATCGAGCCCGTGCCGAAGTTCTGCGCGACGACGGATCCGTCGACGTACATCGTAATCGTGCCTGTGCCACCACAGGTGATGATCACTTGGTGCCAGTTGCCGTCGCACAGGTTCGCCCCAGCGCCCAGGAGCTCGCACTGAGTGCCCGTGGATCCGGACACGCTGAAGAAGGCCTGACCGCTCGAGGTGACCGCGATCGCGAAGAAGCTCAGGTTCGAGCTCAGTAGCGCCGTCTGGGGCAGAGACTCCCAGAAGGCGTACGCGGCACCGGCGCCGGGAGCCGACGAACACCGGAAGTGGATCAGTCGGGACCAGTTGCCGTTCGAGGGCGGCCCCGGTGTGGTCGTGGTCTTGTGGATCGAGACGAAGGTCTCGGCCTCCTGGACCGAGGCCCCGGAACCTGCGGGATTGTTCGCGAACGTGCCGACCGTGCTGGTCGTCCCCTGGAAGGCGAAGCCCGGCGTCGTCGACGTGATGGCGTTGCCGAGCGTCAGCGAGCCCGCGCCGAACGGGCTGTTCTCGATCGGCGCCGGGATGCGGTTGCCCGCCGCGTCGACACAGGAACTCGCCCCGGACGGGTCGTCGAGCGCGTAGATGAAGTTCGGGCCCGACCCGGTCACCAGGAGTTCGTGGATGAACGGCTGCTTCACGTCGAGCTGGGCCAGGCCCGCCAGGGCATCGACTCCGACGGCGTCGGTCTCGCCCCACGTCTCGGACAGGCGCCACTTCTGCGGCAGCTGCTCGAACGCCCCCCAGAACGCGTACCCGACGTATCCGGGATCGACCCAGGTCGACGCGGCGCCGGCCTGCTCGAGCTGCCACCCCACCGCGTAGAGCGTGTTCTGCGCGGTCGTCGACGCCGGAGTGGAGATCGAGAACCGGGGCCGAGCCCAGATCGCACCGGCCGGGGCCGTCGCGGTCACCGTCGCGCGGATCCAGGAGCCGACCGCCACCGTGACCGCGGCGCCCGCCGATGACGAGATCACACCCCCGGTCGCGTTGTACCAGCGGAGCGCTGCCTGGACCTGGATCGTGGCGTCCGCCGACGCCGCCCGCATCAGGTACAGGCTGAACGTGTACTGCTGGGTAGCGGTCACCTGCACGCAGTCGGCGACCGGGCCGAGAGGATCCGTCGCGGCCGGCCCGACCACACCGCCGTAGCAGGGTGACGCGCTGGTGGTGCCGATCGGGCTCGTCCAGGCGAGCGCGGTGGTGTGGCCGGTCGGCGCCGGGGTCAAGTTCGTGGCCTGCGCCACCGACCCGATCGACGGGTAGAACCAGGCGGCCGCGGAGTCCTTCGTCGGGTCGATCGTCGCCGTACCGGTCGCGATCTGCCTCGGCAGCAGGTTCGCGCCGAGCGTCTGCGGCATCTGCCACGTCGTCGCCGCCTGCGAGTTCTCCCACTGCAACCCGTCGAGCTGCCATGTGGTCGTGCCGGTCAGCGTCCCGGCCGCGATCTGGATGCTCAGCTGCGCGGAGAACACGCCCTGTGGAGCGAGGCCGGCCGCCGACAGCTGGACCCACGTCGCCGACCCGGAGACGAGCGTCTGGGCGGTCCCGGCGACGGTGCCGACCTGGGTTCCGGCCTGGTTGAACCAGATGATCTCGGCCTGGGTGCTGACGGAGTTCCCGGACGGGATGCGCACCTGGGCCTGGAAGGCGTACTGCTGGCCGGGAACACAGGGCACCGACACCACCCGCAGCGGCGAGGCGCCCACGGTCGCACCTGTCAGGAGCGCCGCCTGGTACACCTGAGTGCCCTGGAACGCCGTGCCCGAGGTGACGATCTGGAACGAGGCCGCCGCGGCGTCCGACTGGACGTTGAGCTGCGACGGCACGTTGCCGAGCAACGGGGTCTGCTCCCCCGCGGTCGCCTGATCCGCCGACAGTTCGTTGATCCCGAACAGGAGCTGGGCGCGGCAGCCCTTGTACGGGGCGACGTTCGGCGCGTACTGCCCGGCCGGATTGCCCGGGTCGAACGAGCCGTCGCGGTTGTCCAGCACCGGCAGCCAGGTGCCGCTCTCGGGCCGGTTCTCCTCGTACAGGAACCCGTGCGTCGTGCTCCACGGGCCCAGCGCCCGCGGGGTGATGTCCGTCCACCAGGGAGGCAGCGTCGAGAGCGGCCCCACGTTCCATGCGGCCTGATAGCGGACGTCGGCCGGCCAGGTGGAGATGCGCGTCGTCGCCACCGCGCACCCCCAACCAGGTCAGGTGAGCCCGGTCTGGGCGTTGCGCGTCTTGTACTGCTGCGCGCTCGAGCGCACTCCTGCGGTGACCAGACGCCCGTCGATGTACACGTTGACCACCGGCGCTAACCCGCCGCCACCGGAGCCGCCCGGACCGGCGGTCGCGGGCCGCAGCATGTCCAGCGGCGTGATGTAGCCGTCCGCACCCGCGGTGAAGAGCTCCGGCTGCCCGGTCTCACCGACCCAGTACGTCTGACCTCTCACCACCGGACCACCGCCCGCGCGCGCCTCCGGGCCCTTCGACGCGACTCCGCCGCCGCTCACGTTCTCCACGACGGTCACCGAACCGACCTGCTCGTCGATCCCGGCAATCAGCGTTTTCACACCGTTCCACGCCGGGGAGGTGTCCGCCGAGACAGTGACGTGGATGTCCTTGAGCGAAGCGGTGCCGTACAGGTCCTTGTTCAGGTCCTGGATCTGCCCGTCGGTGAACCCAGCACTCTTAGCGAGTGCGTCGATCTTCAGGGCGCCGTCCTGGAGCGACTTGTTCGCCTGGCCCTGGTTCCCGGTCTGGGTGTACAAGGCCTGCGCAACGTTCTCGTTCGCGGTCGCCAGCTGCGACAGGAGCGTGAAGTTCGCCGCTCCGGCCGCGGTGTGCAGGTTGATCGCGTCCTTGCCCTTGGTCAGGCTCTTCGACGCGTTGTCCAGGTCGGTGGTGAACGTGGCCTCGGCCTGCGAGTACGACTGGTACTTGCCGTACAGGGCGTCGAGCGCGACCTTGTACGCGCCGGCCTGCCCGCTCGCGGTCTCGTAGGCGGTGATCGACTCGTCGAGCTGCACGTTCAGGGCGTTCTGCCCGTCGCGCGCGCCGAGCGCCGCCAGGGTGTTCTGCGCGGTCTGCTGCGCGCTCGCGACGGCCGCGTTCCCGGCCTTCGTCAGGGCGCTGCTGAGCTGATCCGTCGTGGTCGACGCCAGCTGCGTCTGTGCCTTGGCGTCCGAGACCGCCTTGCTGTACTGCGGCAGCAGCCCGGCCACATCCGAGGTGGACTTGCCCTCCTTGACCAGCGCCTCGCTGATCTGGTCGAACTCGACAGCAGCTTGCTGCGGATCGGACTGCATCAGCTGCACGAGGGCCTTGTCGAGCTGGTTGAACGCTTCCCCGGTGTGGCCCGTGGCGTCCCCGGCGAACAGCAGCGCGTCGACGTACTGGTTGAGCTGCTGCTGGGCGTCCACGGACCCTGTTGCGGCCTGGGAGAGCGCCGCGGCGATGCCGTTGACGTTGTCGGTGACGTGCACACCGACGCCGGCCAGGTTCCCGAGCTCGGGCCCGAGCAGTGCGACGCTGCCGAGGACCAGGCCGAGGGGACCGGTCAGCGCGGAGACCGCGGTCCCCATCCCGCCCAGCGCCTTGCCCGCCAGGCCGCTCTTGTCGGCCAGCGCCTCGGAGTTGACCGCGCCGCCCTTGAGGAACCCGAGGAACGTGGCGCCCTCGTTGAGGACCTGCGCCGAGCCCGCGACCTTGAACGCCAGGAACAGGCCGGTGACCGCGCCGGTGATGGCCTGGATCTCCCCCGGCGACAGGGTCGAGATCAGTTTCGTCGCGCCGTCCAACAGCGGGTCGATCACGTCGACCAGGCCGTGGAACGCCGGTCCGAGGCCACCGGCCACGGTGTTCGTGATCTGCCCCAGGTCCGGCAGCAGATGCTCCACCAGTTGGAACAGGGCGTCGAATCCGCTGACCGCGCCCTGCAAGCCGGGCTCCGCGCCCAGCGCGGCAACGAAGCCGCCGGCGCCGGCGCCGAGCCGGTCCATGTCGTCGGCGACGTGCGACATCAGCGGTTGAACATCGCGCATCCCGGTGGTGATTCCGGGAAGCGCGTTCTCGGCAAGCCCGGTCAGACCGTCGGCAAGGTCGACCGCATCAGGGGCGACCGCGGCGAACAGGGACTCGACCTCGGGGCCGACCGTGTTCAGCCCGGCGTCCAGGACCTCGACGGCGGTCTGAATCTCCGGAATGACCGGGGTGACGGCGCCCTGCAGGGTGGTGCCGATGTCGGCGCCGAGCTTCTGGTAGGACTGCGAGACTTCCTGGTTCGACTTCGCGATCAGCGCGGCGGCGCCGACGAGCCCGATACCGAACCCTTCGAGGATCGCAGCGGGCCCCACGATCGCGGCTGAGGCGAACGCCGCGATCAGCAGGGGGCTCATCCCTTGGCCGGCAGCCTGCGCGGTGCTGCGGGTGCGGTTCTTGACCTTCTCGTCGAAGTCGTCGAGCGGCGGATCGGTCGCCTTCGGCAGCTCCTTGCCCAGGCCGTCGCCGATCCCGTCGCCGATCTCCCGGCCGATGTCCTCGCCGACCCCTGACGAGCCTCCGCCGATCCCCGTGACCTTGTTGTGGAAGGCCTCCACCGCGACCTCGCCGCGGCCGAGGGCCGCCTCGAGATCTGTGACGTCGCCGAGCAGTCTGGTGACTACCGGGGGCAGCTCATCGGCCATGACCTACCCCCTGATCGCGCGACTCCAGGCGTCGAGGAAGATGCTGCGGATCTTCGGCAAGACCGCGATCACCGCTGGACGCAGATACGGCCGCGGCGGCAGGTATCCCGGCTGCCGCCACATCCCGTGCCTGGGGTTGTGGCCGAGCCGGCCGCCGAGCTCCTGGATGCGCCCGTAGATGATCGTGGGCCCGACCTTCCCCTCATAAAGGCCGGGCCCCCGCTTGGTGCGCCGCACCTTGATACTGCGCCGCAGCGCCCCGGAGATCAGGGCTGGAGGTTCGCCAGGCGCTGACGGGGTGGGGGTACCGCGCGGGTGCGAGTAGAACACCAGGTTCTGCTGCGCCCGCACCTGGATCTCGTGGAGCCCGTCGTTCACGGCCTGGTCCGTCGCGGCCCGCACCCGGAAACGCATCTTCTCGACCGCGGCCCACCACTCCGGCGCGCCGTCGACCCGGAACTCAACGGCGCCCACGGATCTTGTCCTCCCACTCGTCCCATTCCTGGGCGTAGCGGCGGTAGCGGATACGCAGCCAGTACGGCAGCGCGTCGACTTGCGCCGGGGTCCAGTGGTGGCGTTCGGCGTGCCAGAGGTACTCGTCCGCCCGGTCCCAGTCGGTATCGAGGACCGGCGCGGGGTTGCCGCGCAGCCGGCTGATTACTCGGTCGAGGGCGTTGTAGGCGGAGTAGGGTCCGCGAAGTCGTCCACCACCGGCTTCACCGAGCGGCCGTTGGCCAGTTCGTACGCGGGCTTGATCAGCTCCACGACGAGTTCGTAGTAGTCGCCGATGGGCAGGCGCCCGACCTGGGCCGGGGTGAACGGCACCGGCCACTTCTCCAGGTCGGAGGTGCCGACGATCAGCTTGGCCGCGAGGCCGCGGCGCAGCTGGCCGACACCGGCGGTGCCGTCCTCGGTGAGCGAGTCCCAGATCTCTTGCAGGTCGTCGCCGAGCAGCTGGTGATAGTCGCCGAGTTCGACCTCGAGCCCGGACGGCAGGGTGTGACGGGTTGTGGACATGACGGGTGTGCCCTCTTTACGCGTAGGTGCCGGACGGCAGCGAGTTCACCAGGGTGATCTTCATCGGGCCCTGGCCACCGCTGGTGCCGACGTTGGTGGAGTTGAACACGCACTTGTTGGTCTGGGTCGCCCAGCGCACGACCTTCGCCCCGTAGTCGGGCTTGATGTTCTGGAAGGCCATCTGCTGGAAGTCGAATTGGATCGACTGGTTCGCGCCCGCGGAGAAGATGAGCTGGACCTGCGGCTCATCATTGTTGATCATGTGGTTGTAGATCGATTCGTCCTGCGCGATGAACGTCAGGTCCGTCGTCACCGAGAAGCCTGCGCGCGCCATGCCGAGGGGCTTTTGCAGGCCGTTGACCGTCGGCTCGGGCTCGACCTCACGGTTCATGGTGATCTTCCCGGTGCGCAGGGTCGCGACCGGCGCGCCCACGGCCGTACCGCCCACACCCACGGTGCCGATCCAGGGAGCCAGTGGCTTGACGCTGCTCGGCGCCGCCGTCGGCCGCACGCCCGGGAGCACTGTGGGCCAGCCCATCACTGTCGCGCTCCACTTGAGCAGACCCGACAGCGCATCGAAGTCGACCACGAGCTGCGAGAGACACCCGTAGGGGATCTGCCTCGCGCCGACGGTGGCCGGTACACCGTTGTACGCGGTGAACGTGTCGGTGACCGGCTGCGCCCCCGGGTTGCCGGACGTGGGGTTGAGCAGCGCGATTGCGTGCGTGAACGGGCTCGAGGCACCGGTGGTGGTCACGTCGCCGAGGATGTTCGCGGCGAGGAACCCGAAGGTGTCGGTGTTGAGCGGGCCGCCCATGGTGATGGTCGACCACATCACGCCCTGGATCTCGTTGAACGAGTCCGTACCCATGACGCCGCGGTTGGCCTGGTCCGCCAGCCACTGCGGCAGGTCCTGGTAGACCAGGTTGTCGGTCAGGAGCGTGTTCGTCATCGCCACCGGCGTACCGGGCGCGGTCGCCAGTTCCTTGGCGACACCGCCGAACTGGGCCGGTGTGGGCAGCAGAACGGGAGCGGTCATGCGGCCTCACTCCCTCCGGTGCTCGCGGCCGCCTCGGCCGTCGGAGTAGCCAGTGGTGTGGCGGGCGCCGCCATGTCGGCCAGCACCTTCTCCGCTGCGGCCTGACGGGCGGCGACCTGCGCGTCCTCGCGCGCCTGCGCGACGTCCGGGTGGTTGTCCGGCAGCCGCGTCACAGCCTTAGTCGTGGGCTGCCACCGGCCGTCGGTCGGGGTGAACGACAGCTCGCAGACGTCGCCCAGCGTCGATGTCTGCGGCGGGGCGCCGGGCGGTAGGTAGGTGACCTCGTCCTCGGCGATGCACTCGAACACGCCACCCTGATCACCCTGCGGGGACGCGGCCGGGGCGGGTGGCGGGCTGGTCTTGGGCATGCCACGTCCCTCCATATCAGCTGTTGATGATCTCGGTGATTTCGAACACGATCACGCAGACGGCCTGCATCAGGCCGCCGTTGACCGCGACCGGTTCCTCGTCCTGCTGCTCGATCCCGGCCTCGAACTCCCCAGCCGAGAGGACCACGTCGGGGCGGCCGAGCTTGCGGCCGCCGGCGCGCAGCTGCTCGACGAGCGACTCGGTGACGTCGTCCATGTCGTCCTGGGCCTCGAGCCAGTCCGGGTTGCTCGAGCGGAACGTGACGATGAGGTGAGCGAGGGAGTTGATCTCCTTCTCGCCGCTCTCGTCGCCGCCGTACGCGATCCGCTGCTCACGCCGCGGCCCGAGGAACAGCCACGCCTGGCACAGGTTCGTGCCGGAGCTGTACTTCGCCCAGAGGATCTCCTTGGGCTTGCCCGGATAGACGTGGTCGAGGCCCGGGATTTGCGCGGCGTTGAACCAGTCCGCGGCGGCGTGGCGGACCAGCTTGCGGCTCATCAGCGGCCGCCGACCGCGACGTAATCCCCGTCCTTGAGCAGCTTCTCCGCGGCCGCCATGTCGTCGGCCGCGCCGAACGGGTCGGCCACGTTCTTCTCGTTCGCGGTGGTGCCGGCCACCAGGGAGCCCGCGCCGCGTTTCTTGACCAGCGCGGTGACGATCAGCCCGATGGCGGTCTCGGCGTCGGCGGGCAGCGCGGTGGCCGCCTCGCCCACCAGGTGCGAGTTCGCCAGCGCGGCGACCGGCACGGTGTTCCCGACGACGGGCCCGGTCACGGTCAGGGTTTCCCGGTCGGCGCCGTCCTCGATCCGCAGCGGGTAGCCCGGCAGGATCCCGGTCGTGTTCTTCACCGTGATACTCGTCGCATTCGCCGCGGCCGGCGCTGCGAGGGTGGTGACGGGCCAGCCGTTGACGTACGTCCAGCGGGCGTACGACGGTACGGGGCTGCGCGGCGCGGCACCGAACGTGCCCAGTTCCAGCGGCCCGGCGCTCGAGGTGAGCAGCCCCGGCCCGAGGTTCTGGGTGATGACGATGCGTTTCGGTTCGACCTCGGCGCCGACGAGCGACGACACCTCGGACAGGCTGCCCGGGTCGCTTCCGGTCCACAGATCGTTGACCTGGATGATCGGGAAGAAACGGGGGTGGATCAGGAGCCTGCCCCACCTGTCGGTGCTGATCTCGTCCTGTTCGGTGTCGACGGTGGCGTACAGCAGCTGGTGCGTAATCGTGTACAGGATCGTCGACGCGTCGAGGATCAGCTTCGCCAGGGCCGCTTCCTGCTCCGCCGGGGTGCCCTTCGGTACGAGGCTGTCGCAGTCGACCGGGGTCTGCATCAGCCGGAACTGCTTGTTCGTCAGCAACGGGATATGGACGATCGGGCTGGTGTTGGTCAGGACCGCAGTGGGAGGCAACTGGGCACCTCCTACTCGACCACGATGGAGCCGACCTGCCGCACGACCGTGACCGGGTTCAGGGTGATCTGAACCCACACCCACCATTGGCCGGCCGTGAGCGTCACCGCCCCGGCCGGGCCGATCTCGCACTGGGCGACGTACTCGCCGATCTCGTTCGTGTCCCAGGACCCGGCTTTCCAGTCCCCGGCGCCGGGTTGCGCGAGCGGCGTGGCCAGGAACGCCATCTGCACAGTGCCGGTCGTCGGGTTGAGGGGTGCGCCGGCCTGGTAGGCCTTCACGGTGGCGACCACCGGCTCGGTCGAGAGGGCCGAGAACCGCTGCTGCGCGCTCACCAGGCGCACCTCCCACTTGGCGTCTGGCGGCCCGATGTCGAGGACGGGCCCGGTGGCCACCGGCTACTCGGCAGCGGGCTCGGTCGGGCCGCTCGTCAGACCGACGATGATGCCCTCGAGCTCGCTGACGCGCGCCTCGAGCCGAAGGATCCGGTCGTTGTGCCCGTTGACCGCCTCGAGCAGGTGCTTGACCGCGCCACTGTCCGGGGAGAGCGTCTGCTCCGACTCGAAGTGCACGGACCGGTCGTGGACCGTCTCCGGGGTCTGCGAGGCCGGCGGGGTGGTGCGCCAGTGCTTCTCGGTCACCTGGTAGGTGCCGTGTTCGCAGCCCACCGACACCGAACCCGGGGCGACGCCGCCCGAGTGGCAGCCGAAGCCGCACAGGTCCTCGTCGAACGCGTCGTCGTCGAGCACGGCGGTGTTACCAGCCGGGGACGATTGGGGGCTTGTCTTGCCACGCGGCGGTGCCATCGGGGTTCTCCTCTCGCCGGCATTCGCCGGTGCACTTGGAACAGATCTTGAAGAAGCTGGCGAAGCGGCATGGCTCACACCAGTAGCCGACCCGGCGGTGGCGCACCCCGGTCAGGGAGAGCGCGGACTGGCCGGTGGCCTTGAGGTACAGCCGGGCGTGCCCGTCCGGCATCGTGAAGATCCCGTCTTTGGCGACGAACTCGGTGTCGCCGACCTGGGTGCGGGTGACCATCGGGGATTCGGTGGTGACGCGCATGTCAGGCCGCCTGCATCCACGCGAGGGTGCCGCCGGCGCCGACCGCGTACAGGCCGGGGTTCTGGCCGGCCGCTATCGGGAGCACGATCGGCTGAGCACCTGCGATGATCGGCAGCCCGTTCGTGGTGCTCACACCGACGCCGCCGATGTAGACGTTGGCGCCGATCGCCGCAAGCAGCAGGTTGTAGCTGCCCGCTGGGATCTGCACCTGCTGGGCTGCGGCCGAGCAGGTGAGCTGCTTGCCGTTGAACGCCGACACGGCGCCTCCTTCATGCTGACGGGCCCACCGGCCGGGCCCCAGACCCGTCACCTACAGCGCGGCCGGTGGGGATTAGAGGGGCGCCTACTGGACGCCGAGCAGCATCCCGTTCCAGCCGGGCGCCGCGTGCGCGACCGTCCCGACCTGGTAGGTCGAGATGTCGTAGCTCATCTGGATGTCGGGCCAGTCCACGCCCATGTACGGCTGCACGTCGACCGCGTACATCGCCGCGGGCACGTTCGCGTCCTGGATCGGCACCGCAATGGTCCTGGCCCACACCGCCCCGGAGGGCATGTAGCGGTGGACCTCGATGTCCACGACGCGGCCGGTGTTCGGGTTGAGGTACCCGGACACGACCGTGCCCATGGTCACGCCGTCGTCGCCGACCTGGACCGTGGTGCGGAACCCGGACGCGGCACCGAAGGTGCCGGAGCCGGTGCCGCCGACGCGCATGAGCTGGTTCAGCTCGGTGCGCCGCGCGCCGTCCATCCAGAGCTGCTCCGGGTCCGCGGCGTTGTTGACGTACATCGCGTTGAGCATCGTGTCGAGCTCGACACCGGGGTTGCTGGTGCTCCAAGGCGCGTTGACCCGCTGCACGTAGCCCGACTTGGCGGGGTCGGCATAGACGGTCAGAGCTCCGTCGTAGGCGTTCGCATCCGCGGTCGAGTCGGTCCCGGACGGGGCCGCGCCACCGGTGACGTAGGTCTTGAGCACGGTGCTGTTGCCGACGAATGTGTACTGGAACGTCTCCGTGCCGGTGGCGGTGCCGACATACAGGGCGTAGTACAGAGCCCCGGTGGGCTCGCTGGTCACTGTGATGGTCACGGACCCGTTCGGGCCGGTGATCGCACCCGAGTTGACCTCGGTGGACGGGACGGACTGGCCCAGGCCCGTGGAGGCGAAGCCGGCGACAGCGCACACCTTGACGTAGTAGGTGTTGCTCGCGAGCGACCCGCCGCTGTTGGAGCCGGCCGCGGTCGCGGTCGGCGCGGAGACCGCGCCCTCGTACCCGGTCTGGGAGCCACGGGCGAACAGCAGCGCCTGCTCCTCGCCGAGCAGGTGCGCCCACATGCTCGCGGTGTGCGACAGGGCGCGCAGGTCCGTCAGGCCCAGCGCCTCGTACTGCGCGATCCACGCCACGCTGTCGGAGAAGCCGAGCTCGACGTAGGGGACCGTGGTCTTGTCACCGCTGTACGAGATCTTCGGCGGCCGGCGCAGGCCGAGGCTACCGAAGGTCGTCGATACCGTCTGCGAGTTGAAGAACGGGGTCTGCGATGCGACACCGCCGGTGCGGCTGTTGGTCCAGCCGGTGATGCGGAAGTACTGGCGCGCGTTACCTTCACCGCGCTGGCGCATCAGGTCGTTGCGGATCGGGGTGTCGCGCGGGACCAGGGTCTTGATCAGGTCCTCGAGGTCGTACGGGACGATGCCGGTGGACACCGGGTTGGTCGGCGTCCAGTCCTTGCGCAGGTCCGCGTCGAGCATGCCGCGCAGCGCCTCGAGGTCGCGCTCCAGACCCTGTGCGGCGCCGCCGCCCGCGGCCTTGGCCACGGACATGCCCTCCGGGCTGGAGAGCCAGTTCATGACCCGGCGCTTCTGCCCCGCGCCCTTGATCAGGCGGTACTGCTGGCTGCCGTCCTCGAACTTGACCCGGCGCACTTCGTGGTCGCCGTGGTCGGTCGCCCCCAGGCTCTTCGCCCATGCGGCCTTGAACATCTCCATCCGTTCGGCCTGCTCGGCGCGGCTGAGCTGCCGGGAGTCGAACATCAGGTCGACGATGCTGCTCTTTCGTGGCATTGGTGATCCCCCTCTCACGGGGTCGTCGTGTCAGCGATGCGCGGCCTGCTCCGTCTGGGCGGCCAGCGCGTTATAGGCCTCGCGGACCACCGGGTCGTCCGACTCGCGGGCGATCTTCCGGTATCCGGCTGCCTTGGCCGCCGTTTCGTCGCCGGTCGCGCCCAGAGGGGGTGCGACGACGAACGGTTGGCCCGGGATCGCTGTCGACTTGATCTGTGCCAGCTCCTCGCGCAGAGACTTGTTCTCCGCCTGTAGAGGAGCCGTGGCCTTTACCACGGCCGCATCAGCGATTTTCTGCATCTCCGCCGCGAAGTCGGGCGGAGTGGTCTGTGTGGGTGCTTCCTTGGTGCCGTCGGGCTCCACGACCTTCTCCTTCGGGTCGTCGCCGGAGCCGCCACCGGCGCTCAGGGCGACGTAGACGATCTCCGGTTCATCGGGCTCGGCGTACGGCGCTTCGGGCTCTTCCGCGGCCGCCTGCTCGTCGCGCAGCCACCATTTGATGCAGTCGGTGGCCTGGACCAGGAGTGTGATGTCGCAGGTCTCGTCCAGGTATCCGGCCGCGAGCTCGTCGGCCTCGGCCGCGATGAGCTGACCCAGCAGCCGGATGACTTCCTTACCGGTGGCGATGTCCGGCGCCTCGTCCTGCGACCCGTCCGCCGTCACAGCCTTGATGGTCACGGGATCGGCGAGTTTGAGGGCGCCCGCGCGGTCCTTCTTCATGACCGCCGCGGCGATCGACAGCGCGAGCGCCCGGTCAAAGGCTGGCGGGGCATCCCGCGGCTCCGGGGCGGTCTCCTCCACGCGGGCGATGACCTCGCCAGCTGATGACACCGGCTGCCAGTCACCTCCCGCGGACTTCACCGCGAGCCGTGTCATCTCACTGATGGTGGCTGTCGGATAGCACGGCCGGTCGACGAGGGAGAACTCGACGATGTTGCCGTCGCTAAGCCAGACCTGGCCGCCCGAGTCGGTGTAGCTGCGCACATTGATCGCGCCGAGCGACATGCCCTTGAGCGTGCCGGTCTCCACCTTGTGCGCGGTGACGGGATCAGTGACGCGTGTCCGGATGTACCACTCATCGTCCTTGTCGGTGAGCTCGATGCCTACACCAGCGGCGATCTGCGAATGCTGCTCGCGGACGTTGCCCCATTCGAACCACGCCGGGACCGCCTTGCGGAGCCAGCGCGGGTCACAACGCTCGCCGTCGAGGTCGCGCTCAGTCCCTGCGGCCTTACTCAGGACGATGAGGTCGCCCTGCTCGTCGCGGTAGCTCTTGACGATGTCGCCGATGTAGGCGTGCGTCATCGTGTCGCTCATCGCGCATCTCCCTTACTCGGCTCGTCGCTTGGTTCGATCACGGGCAGCGCCGCGCACCGGCACCAGGGGTGTCCGGGCGGATGGAGGTCGCCGCTGGGGAACGGGTCGCCGATGCGGACGGGGCCGTGTTCCTCGTTGCGGTCGCAGATCGGGCAGACCCGGTCGTCGAGCGCGGTCGCCCACTCGATCTCGGTACGGCCGGCCAGGGTGTAGCTCTGCACGGACGCGGTCGACACCGCCCGGTTCAGCTCGGTCGTGGCGATCATCAGGGCGCGGGACTGGTTGCTGAGCAGGTCCCGGATCGACGAGGCGATCGTGTCCGCGCTGTCGCCGCGGGCGGCGCCGTCGGCCAGCAGCTTGCCGAGCTCGTTCAGCTTGGTGTCCGCGACCGACTTGATCGTCACAGCCGAGTTGTTGAGCAGGGTGCGCAGCCCGGATCCGTCGTGCAGTGCACCGAGCAGCAGTTGCGCCGCCTCGGTGGCGCCCGGCGACCACTCGCCGACGTCCGCCACGGCTTCGGCCAGCGGTCGGCCGGCCTCGAGCACGTCGACGACCGCGCGTGCCGAGGTCGCGCCGATCACGTAGCCGTCGGTGTAGACGCCTTGCAGGACGTCGGTCAGGGCGGCTACGAGGGCGTCGCGTTCGCGCTGGACCCATGTGCCGGCGGCAGCCCCGAGGTCGTCGGGGGCTGCGCCGGTGGTGGGGTGGTGGGCGATCCAGTCGTCGGCGAGCTGCTCGGGGTCGATCGCGCCGGACAGGGCGTCGGCGATCCTGGGCGCCCAGTACGCGGCCGCGTCGAGATCGAGCTCCCACCCCGGCCACTGCTTGACGGACTCGGCCCCTTCGTCAGGGGCCTGGTCTTTTGGGTCGCCGTCACCCGCCGCTTTGAACGTGACCCGGTCCATGTCCATGCCGTTCGCGATGGCCTCGGCCGGGGTGAGGGCGCGCAGCTCGAACGTCTTGCCGCTCTTCGCGCGCCGCTTCCAGTTGCGGTACGCGTCGAGCTCGACAGACTTGGCCGCGCGCTGGCCACCTGGTGTCGGCTTCGGTGCGGGCTTGGCCGGCGGTTCGTCGCCGCTGCCGGGCTCGAGCTCATCCTCCGGCGGCACCTCAGCGTTCGGAGGCGCCTGCGCCGGACCGACCAGCTCCCCGGGTGGCGCGGTCTCGCTGGCGCCCTCGAGGAACACGACACCGCGGGGGGTGATCAGCATCGGCATGTCGGCTTCGGCGAAGTTGTACCGAGGGCGGCCCTGGGCGTCGCGGGTCTCGTTGAGCGTCATCCGGCCGCCCTTGTACTTGGTGTCGATCACCTCGTCCGCGGCGGCCTCGTCGTCGGAGTCGAGCCCGAAGATGCGGAACTCGAGCTCCATCGGCGCGCCCTGGTAGGTGCGCCCCAGATCCGTGATGATCGTCTGGACGAAGTCGATCGCGGGCTGCGTGCCGACGCGCTCCTGCACGTCCTCCTGGCCCTCGTGGTAGCCGGTCGAGCCGAGGCCGCCGGGTTCGGTGAAGTTGAGCTCCGGCATGGTCACGCCGAGGTGCGAGGCCAGGATCCGGATCAGGAACATGTCGTAATCCGGCTTGTACATCTGGTCGGCCTGCGGCATCGGCACCGGTTTGAACCCGGGTGGCGTGATCTGTGTGCCGTGGCGCTGCCGGGTGTTGCCGGCGTTCTCGTCGTTGTACGCGCGCTGCCACTCCCGGCGCTTCTGCGGGGTGAACGCCTCGCCGAGCGCCTCGGAGGCGTTCTCCGGGGGTACAAGCCAGGTCAGTGGCCCGGTGCCGTCGTCGTACTCGCTGATGAGCCAGCCTTGGCGGTTGAGCCAGATCCGGGCGGCGATCAGCGCCCGCTCGACCGCTGACTGCCCGTAGGGGGTGTCGGTGCGCACGGTCTCGCGGAAGTAGTACAGCTGGTCCGCCTTGTACGCGCCCGGGATCACGGTGGCGCCGTCCTCGGTTTGGACGGTCGTCGCGGTGAACTCGCCCCGGGGGAAGCCGTAGAGCAGCTGTTGGAACGCGGGATACGGGGGGTCCGGGATCTTCCCCTTCACGTCGCGCAGGGGCTTGATCGTGGACCCATCGATGATCCAGAACCCGAGGATGTCCCCGCCGTACGTCATCTCCGGGTAGATGACCACCGCGTCGAGGGTCAGCCACTCCTCAATCAGCAGGCTGACCCACTGCTTGAGCGAGAGCTGGTTTCCCGCCCAGGGTTTGCGCCACCACGCGTTCAAACGGGCGATCTCCGGCTGGAGGCGCTGGCGCAGCTGCGCCTCGATGTCCTCCTTCGCGGCGCGCTGCTGCGTCTTGGGCACCGCCTGGGCCTGGAGCTGCTCTTCCACGGTGTCGTCGGACACGACCCAGCCCCAGCGCAGCGACTTGAGGTGGCCCTTGCGCTTGTGGATGCACTCGGCGATCAGGCCGACCTCGCGGGCTGCTTTCTTGAGCAGCTTCCAGTCCAGCGGACGGTCGGAGACGAGTTGCACGTTCGAGTTGACCTGGTACTCGGATACGCGCGGCGTCGGGCGCCCGGTGTCCGGGCGGGGCCGGTCGATCGGTGCGACGGGCAGCGGGTTGCCGGGGCCGAACGGGTCGCGCTGCGTCGGGTCGACGGGGAGCGGTACGGCGGATCCGGCGCCGACGGCGCTGTTGGTGAGCGCGTTGATGACGTCGGTGAGCGGCACCATCGTCGGGGTGTTACTGCGGCCGGTGCGTACGGCGAGCGTCGGCGGGACGGCCTTGTCGACCTCGGTTGAGGCGATCTCGGCTGGGGTGCTGCGGCGCACCGAGGCGTTGTTCGCGGCGGGGCGTGGACGGTGACGGTTGCGCTTGCTCACCGCTCACCCCCGGTTGAACGGGAACCTGTCGAGCAGCTGCTCATCACCACCGGTCCCCCGTTCCGCCTCGAGCTGGTTCATGAAGTCGCCGCCCTCGGACGCCTCGAGGTAGAAGCGGTGCAGCGCCTGAGTGCAGGCGTCCACCTGGTCGTCGTGCGCGCCGTTGGGGAAGCTGGCGCACTCGTTGACGAAGTCGCTGATCCACGGGGCGTGCGCGGGCAGCGGGAGTTCGACGTCTCCGGCCTCAATGAACGGGGACACCGCCGAGGCGCGGGCTTCCTTCGAGTCCTTCGGAGTGACGGCGACGAGGCCGGCCACGACCTTGCGCAGCGACTGGATGACCGCGGGCCCGTTGGCCTTGTCCTCAATTAACTTGAGCCGGGCTTGCGGCCACTTCGCCGACAGGGCCTTGACCGCGTCGCACGCGGTCGGCAGGTCCATGTGGTCGCGGACCTGGTCGAGCAGCCAGCTCTTCGCGCCCTTGCGGGCCCAGACCTGGCCGACCACCCAGTCGTTCGAGTCGGCGTCTTTGAACGCCATGTCCCAGGACTGGATGACCTGCACGGCGCCGATCGCCCACCAGGAGCCGTCGGCGCGCTGGATGGAGCGTTGCAGCGGCGAGTACTGCCACCAGCCGCGCTTGAGGATGCCGCCCTCGGCAGGTGCGGGCCGGCCTTGGTAGAGCGCGAGGAACCCGCGGCTGCCGGCGTCGCGGCGCCGCTGCTCCCACCCTTTCGTGGTGCGGCCGCGGGCGGAGAGCATCCACTCGCCGACCTGCCGGCCGAGGACGTCGACCTCACCGTTGTCCGGGTTGTGGTCGGCGATGGCCGGGATGTTGATGTGCCGCCACACGTCCGGCTGCTGGGCGAGCAGCCATCCGGCGAGGTCGTCCTCATGCCACCTGGTCTGTACGACGATGACGATGGCGTGCTCGGGCAGTCGGGCGGAGCCGACGGTCTGCCACCAGTCCTTGACCGTCTCCCGGTAGACCTCGGAGTCCGCGGACTTCTGGTCGGGGAACGGGTCGTCGATGATCAGGACGTCGACCGGGCGGCCGGTGAGGCCGCCCTGGATGCCGACGGTGACCATGCCGCCGTCGTGGCCCTGTAGCTGCCACTCGTCCGCGGCCGCGGTGTCCCGGCGCACGGTGAGGCCGAGGTGCGAGTTGCCGGCGATGTCGTTGCGGACCGCGCGGCCCCACCGGCGTGCGAGCCGGTCGCTGTAGGAGACGACCGCGATGCGCAGGTTCGGGTTTTGGATGAGCAGCCACAGCGGGAACGCCCGGCTGACGCGCTGGCTCTTGCCTTCCTGCGGCGGCATCGTGAAGATCAGCCGCGGGTGTTTGCCGGACTGCGCGTCGATCAGTGCTTGGTCCAGGACCTCGAGCGCCGGGGTCTGGACCGTGGCCGGTGCGACGGCTTCAGCGATCTGGCCGGGCGTCCGGTAGATCCGCCACGCGCGCCGACGCTCGCGCTGAGCTTTCCGCGCGCGAAGCTCGATGACCTCGTCGATCAGGTCAAGCGTCGTCCGATTCGGGCCCGTCCTCGTCGGGGTCTTCGTCGTCCTCGTCGTCGTACTCGGCCTCTTCGGCGATGAGCCGGGCGCGCTCGGCGTGGAGGTCATCGAGCGTCACCACCCGCTGAGCCGGGGCGTCCGAGCCGACGGTCTTAGCCTGCCGCTCGAGCAGCGCGCGCAGCTCGCGCAGGCCGGCCAGCCGGGGGGCGTCGTCAAAGAGCTTCTGGTTGTTCTCGTCGAAGACGACCTTCCCGCCCTGGCTGATGTACGGGTGTTCGGCCTCGATCACCTCGATGGCGACGCGGATGCCGTAGTCGATCAGCTCGAGTTGCATGCGCCGGTAGATCTCCACGCCCGGTGCGGGAATCTCGGCCGCGGCCCGTTTGATCGCGCGGGAGACGTTCGCGCGGCTGCCGTATCCGAGGTCGTCGCTGATCTGCTCGAGCGTCCAGCCGCGGGACTTGAGCCGCAGCGCTTCAAGGTCGCGTTCGGCCGACTCGATCCCGCGGATGAACCGGCCCGTGCCGTCGCGGTGCTGCTGGCCACCGGACATGGCGCCCCCTACTTCTGCGGCGGCACCTCGATCACCACGACGACCTCACTGAGGATCTCGTGGCCGTGCTCGTCGAACTGGATGTGGCCCTTGTCGTCGACCTGCGCGACCTCGGCCCAGAGACACGGTTGGTTGGTCTGGGTGTATCGGGAGTCGGCGCGGCGCACCTGCCACCAGTGGATGCCCTGTTGTTGGAGCAGGAGTTGGGCGTATGCGGGGTCGAACAGGAGCCGGGAGACGTCGGGGCCGTTGCCGTCGTTGATGAGGGTCGCGGGGTGCGCGGGACGCGCAGGGGGCTGGTCGTCGCCCGTGCATTCGCAGCCCTGGAAGATCGAGCAGTCGGGGCGGTGTGCGTGGTCGCAGCGTTCCGGCTGTGGGTGCTGCCGCGTAGAGTGCCACGCCCACCGGGGCGTGATCCGGTCCTGCTTGAGGCACGGGGCTTCGCCTTCGGCCTGGCACACGGGGCACGGCGGCGAGCTCGGCGGCGCGTGGACGCAGAACGGTTCGGCGAGCTCCGCGCAGTCGTCGCAGGCGAACGCGGCTTTGTGGGCGATGCCGTCGATGGGGATGTGTGGCAGCGGCATGGCGGCGTATTCGTCGTCGGTGGCGTGGCGGGGGACCTGGAACACGGCGACGCGGCCGGCCCCGTTGTTCTCGCCGCGTCCGGGGCAGTCCGGGTTCTGGCAGACCTGGTGTCCTGGTGCGGTGCGTGTGCAGGTGCGGCAGTCGGCCGGGTCGTGCGGCTTGACGGTGGCGTAGGCCAGGAGCGCCATGGGTGACCCCCGAATCGTGATTGGAGTCGGTCCGGGTGGAGTTGAACCACCGACGCACGCCTTATCAGGGCGCTGCTCTACCGGCTGAGCTACGGGCCGTTGGTGCCGTGGTTCCCGCTGGGCGGGGGCGTGTGGGCGCCACGGCTCGCCCTGCGGTGCCGATCTCCGCTACAGGCAAGGGGAGCTGGTGCGGCCGCCCCGTGGTGGGCTTCACGGGGCGGCCGGTCTATGGGCCGCTACCTGGGCGGCTCGAAGGTGACGCCGGACTCGGTCTGCCACTCCGGTCGGACCGGAACCGCCGGCGCCGGGCGCGACGGGCACAGGAACACGGTCTCGGGCGTCTCAGCCCACGCGATCGACTCCTGGTGGAAGTCGAACGCGATCGACCGGAGCATCTCCTGAATCACCGTGGCCTGGTGCGGGAACACCTCGAAGCAGATCACCGCGTTCTACCACTGGCTGTCGCTCTTGGAGTACCACTCGCCGAACACGGCGTTCGCGCGCTGCTGGATGTACTCCATGACGCGCTGGCAGAACTGCGCCCACTGGACCTGCGTCAGCTTGTTGTCGCTGTTGCCGATGCTGACGTAGACAGTGGTCGGGCCGGTCACTGCGCGGTCTGCGGGGTTGTGACGTCGGCCGGCGTGGGGCTGACGGTCTGGGTGACCGCGGACTCGACGGCCTTGACCGCGTCGCCGGCGACGGTGGCCGCGTCCTGCTCGGCCTCGGACGCGACGGGCGCGGTGTCGGCGCCGAGGTGCTCGAGCAGTTGCTTCCAGGTGTCCTCGAGCTTGGCGATCGCGGCGGCGGCGTCGGCCTTGGCCGCGGTGAAGTCGGCGTGCAGGGAGGCGAGAACGTCCATCACAGGGTCTCCGGGTCTGGGTGGGGAAATGCAGAAGCCCCGGACCACTGGAGGTCTCCGGGGCTCCTGTTCGCACACGTGTGCTACCTGCAAAGCATGTGACAAACCTCGAGTCGTCGTCAAGCCGACTCGCGCGCCGCCCATTCGGCGGTCTCGGCGGCGAGCTGCGCGGCGCGCTTCTCCCGCCGCGTCATCGCCTCGACCCGGAGGACGTCGAGCTCCCGGTAGAGGGGCCGCGGGTCGTCCGGGTTGACGGGGATGAGCAGCTTGCGGGCGCGCCACCGGCGGATGACCGCGGCGGAGACGTGCGCGGCTGTGCCGGACTGCTCGGTGGTGAGCAGCACCTCAGCCGGGTCGTCAGGGTCCGTCGTCACGATGCCCAGCCCTTCATGGTGAAGGGAGACGCCTTGCCGCGCGCCTCCCACTCCGCGATATGCAGGTCCCAGTCGAGCGACCACCTTGAGTGCAGGAGGTCCATCAGCCAATCGATGTCGTCGCGGTGGATCTCGATGTCGTCGCACACCATCCACTCGCCGGTGATGGTGTTGCGGATCTTGGCCGGTCGCACGAACTCCTCGAGGCGGTAGTAGATCCGGCGCACGGTCACGCCGCTGCGATCGTCCTGGTCCATCGGCGTGTCTCCTTCATCGTGGCGATCGGGACCTGGCGCCCGCAGCCGCGGTTGCGGCACACGGCGAGCTGATCCCCCGGATACGTGGACAGGGACAGGAACGTGCAGCCGGGGCACGGTGTGGGCAGGTCGACCCGCACGCGCTGCCAGGGTGCGGCCGAGTAGGCGCGGCGCCTGAGTTCGGCCATGTCGTCGGCGAACTCCCACACCCATTGCTGATCCGAGATCCACGGCAGGGCCTGGTCGAGCAGCCACCGGATCACGACCGGCACCGACCACTCGGCGGGCCCGGCGATCGCGGGCTGGTGCCAGCGGGCGATGCCGCGGGCCCAGCCCATCCGGTCGTCGGGTTCGGGGTAGCCGATGAGGTTCTCCTCGATGGCGACGCCGACGTCCACCAGGTCGACGCGCACCGGCGGGCGGGACTCGGATTTGCCGTGGCGGGTGCCTTCGCGGATGGCCGGCCGGAGCGCCTTCATCTCGTTGTCGAGGTGGATGTAGCCGAAGCGGAGCGTGGCGAGGTCGCCGCGCAAGCGGGCGAAGCAGCCGCCGCAGCACCGTGACCGGTCGCGGCGCGGCCGGGTGCGGCAGACCAGGCACAGGTCGTGCTCCAGCGGCTGCTCGTCCTGCATCGTGCCCCTCTCACAGGTAGAAGCCGGTGCGCCGCTCGGGTGGCGGCGCGTTGTGGACGGTCTCGGTCGTGGTGGTGATCTTCTCCGAGATCAGGCGGCCGTCCTTGTCCCACTCCCGCTGGATCGTCTCCCAGCGAGCGGCCGGACCTGGTGGGCCGGGTTCGTCGCTCACTTGCGGCGTCCTCCGTAGCCGAGGCGGTGTCCCACGTGGTAGCCGCCGCAGTGGCGGCACTTGTATGCGTGCATGTACATGCCGGTGGCGAAGCGGTTGCGCTCGAGCGACCGAAGCTGGTCTTCGGCGCCCTCGCGGGTGGTGTGGCGGCGTTTGCGCTTGCACGACCGGCGACGCCTAGGCATCGGTGACCGGCTGGCGCCCGTACCCGGTGCATCGGCGCATCGCTGGTGCCTGCTCCGGGTGCTCGCGGCTGTCGGGGTGGTCGGCGATGACGCCGCAGTCCTCGAGGAAGACGACGTTGCCGCATTCGGGGCACTTGCCCATCGGCGGGATGTCGTCAGGATCGGCGGCCGCCTCGGCGTAGGTACGCAGCTCTACACCCGGCGGCAGCGTCGGGTTGGCGTGCAGCTCGATCTTCGGGCCGTCCGGTTCGCACTCCAGTTCCCCCACGACAGCCGGGACGACCTCGCGGCAGGCGGTGCACATCGCGGTGACGCCGTCCTCGGTGATGCGTTCGCGGTGTTCGCAGGGCCATTCGTTGTCGGGGTGGTGCAGGCCGACGTGGGCGCGCATCGCGGCGTCGATACGGGTGGTGTCTGCGCCTTCGGCGAGGTACTTGCATTTGGCGCCGTGGACGTAGTGGAAGGGGCAGGTGACGCCGATGGGTGGTAGGTCGCCGTCGTAGAGGCGTTGTCCGATCATCCGCATCATGTTGATGATCAGTGCGGGGGCTTGGCGTTGCATCGCCTCGGGCATCTTGGTGACCCAGTCGACGAGCAGCTGCCCGAGGACGAGGAGTGTGATCCCGGCGTCGCGGTAACCGTGCCCGGGGTACTCGCGGGTGAAGAGGTTGATGATCTCGGCCTCGTAGCCCTCGAGCGGGACGAGATGCGGGTTGCGGCCCTGCCGGTCCTTGCGGATCTGGGTGACGAGCGCGTCGAGGCCGGCCTGCCCGTGCTTGGGCTCGCGCTGGTTGTCGTGGGCGTGTCCGGTCATCCGGGGATGCCTCCGTTCGGGTGGATGTCGACAGCGGGATCGATCGGGATGAAGGTCGGCGGCGACGCGACGCGGATCATCCGGGTCGCGGGCGCGGTGAGGTCGATGGGCTCGAGCTCGTCGGGGAACGGGAACAGCCGGCCGTCGGCGGCCGCGCTGCGGAACGCCTCGGTGAACCGGGCGCGGATCTCCTCCCGGGTCTGCTCGAGCGCCCGGCGTATGTACGGGCGCGGCTTCCGGCGCGGCCCGCAGACCATGCAGGTGTCGCCGGCCCACCAGAACAGTTCGTGGCCGCACAGCGCGGTGTCCGTGTCGACCCAGGGCGTTGGCGGGTGTGCTCGCTCGATCTGGAGCGGCGCGCCGTCGACCAGCGTGACGACGACGGGCGGCTGGTCGGCTGTGGCCGGGTCGATGCCCAGGATGACGCAGCGATGGTTGACGCGCTCGAAGTGCGGTGCTTCCTCGTCGCAGCGTTCGCAGCGCATGTCGGCGCCGACCGGGATGTACCAGTGGCGGTCACGCGCGCACGGCCCGGTTCGCAACCGGTTGGCATGGTCGTGCATCCGCT